ACGAAGAGCGGGGAGAACTTGGTCGTGTCGGTGATGCGCGCGATGTAGCGCACGGTCGCCACCGGCTCGTTGGTGTAGATCACGCCCATGCCATTGGCCAGCGCCTCGCGCTCGTACTTGGCCACGCTGCAGTCGTCGCCCGCGCCATCGGCGAACACATCGAGGATCTTGATGGCGTCGCCCGGCAGCGCGTAGGCGTAGGCCCAGCAGCCATAGTCGCCCGCGAACTCGGCCAGCGTGCCGCGCTTGGTGGCGAAGCCCCAGTCGTGCATCTCGAGCAGGGTGTCACGCGCCACCGGGTAGAAGCGCGCGCCGTGCTCAGCTTGCGCGGAGCCCTCGGGCGGGTAGAGGCTCGCCACGGTGGCGTCGTCGCCGAGCCGGGAAAGCGCGAGATTCACGATGTCGATTTCACTGGCCACGGTCGGACCCCATCAGAAAAACGGGGCGGGCGTTGCCGCCGCGCCCCGGAACCCATACTTCGGGAGGGGGAAGACTTAGACGAGATCGTCGGCGCCCTTGGGCGCCTGCGCCTCGCTGTCGGTGCGCGCGATCTCCGAGAAGGTCGTCGGCTCGCCGCCCTTGGCTTTTGCCTTGGGCTTCGGCTTGGCGGCCTCGGCCGCTTCCGCCGGCTCGAACCACGAGGCCTTCGCCCCGTCCTCGGCCTCGAAAACGTCGCCCACCCGGCGCCGAGCGCCGCCGTAGAACCCCTGCTTAATCGCGCGTACCTTCATGGCTCAGTCCTCAGGTGCCGTCGGCGTAGGCCTTCCATTTCGCCACGTCGTGGGTCAGGAAAGCATTGACCTTGCCGGCGGTGACTGCAGCCACGCCCGTGGTCTGCAGGATGCCGAGGAAGCGCTCGTAGGCGTTGCCTTCCATCGGGACCGGGCCGGCGTACAGCACGGTGCCGGCTGCGATGCCCGAGCCGACAGTGAAGACCGGCGTGCTCATGTGCTTGGTGCCGGTCGTTGGGTCGATCGCCGCGGTGGCGTCCGAGGCCAGGTGGAACTGGACGGTGCCGCTCGCGCCTGCGTCGATCTCGGTGTCGACCGAGATGACCAGGTGCAGAGGCTCGCCGTTGCCGATGTCGCGGGCGACGCCCAGGTCGATCTGGTCGCCGATCAGGTAGCTGCCGGCCGCGCCCGTGTTCAGGGCGACGGCATCGGCAAATTCGTTGCGCTCGTCGAGAATCATGTCGTTGCTCCTTGTCTTAGACCACGCGGGCTTCGGTGTTGTTGATGGCGTCGAGGCGCTTGACCGGGATGTCGTCGAAGGTCATCACGCGCTTGCCCGACACGGTTTCCCAGGCCAGGTTGCCGGCGATCTTTTCGAGGATGCCCAGGCGAAGCTGTTCGCGGATGGTGCGGTTGACGTACCAGACGGCACGGCCCTTCGACAGGCTGGGGATGCGCTCGGATGCCTGCACCATGAAGTTGATGAGCGCCTTTTGCGCGGCGGCGCGATCGGCCGCGGTGCCGTCGGAGGTGAGGGCGGACACGTCGATGTTGCAGACGCGCGCAGCGAAGCGCCAGTCGCGCACGGTCAGGCCGCAATCGTGGCGGTAGTGCGTGCGATAGGCTTCCATCCGGCCGCCCGAACCATCCACGTTCTCGATCGTGACCTGGCCCTTGTCCTGCATGTCCAGGCCGGCGCGCGAGCCTTTCGGGTAGATGCCGTGCAGGGTCTGATCGCCCCACACCACGAGCCAGATCGAGGTGTTGTCGGAGCCAGTGCCGCCCGCGCTCACGATGTTGTCGGCGTTGGCTGCGCTCAGGCTGTTGTAGCGCGGCGCCAAGCCGGTGAAGGCCTCGGGCTGGTCGCCCTCGTTACCGTAGATGATGGTCGACGCGAGCTCCTGCGCCATGCCTTCGATGTGTGCGCGATCTTCCGACAGGCGGAAAGCGGCGGTGTTGCCGTTGAGGTCGGCCAGCGCCTTGTCCACCTCGGCGTAGGCTTCGAGCATGCCGCACGAGTCGGTGACTTGCGCAGTGTTGCTCTTGGTCGGCTGCACGCCGCCGTACAGCTTGCGCCAGGTCGGGGTCGGCAGGCCGGTGCGGATGGTCGTGCGGTGGCCGGTCGGCAAGTTGCCCTCGACGAAGCTCAGGTCTTCGAGGATGGGGTTTTCCTGCGTGAGAATTTCGGCGATGACGTCGATCTTGCCGTCGGGATCAAGGCGCTTGGCCAGGTCCAGCAGCGTGGGATGAGAAGCGGCGAGTGCGCTCATGTTTTCGGCTCCTTATGCCTGATTCGGGAAAAGTCGTTTTGCGGGGTCCGCCGGCTGGCCTGCTGCGCCGCCGCGGATCACGCGGTCTTCACTGATTGCCTTGCCCGATCTGTAGAAAAACCGGATCACTTCCGGGTGATTCCCAAGGCCGGACTCGTTGAGCAGCGATTTCAGTTCGGGCGTGCCGAAGGTGTCGAGCGCCTTGCGAGCCGTGGCGAGGTTCGCCTCGATCGCATCGCCGCCGAACTCCTTATCTGCTTTCGCCTGGCCGGCCCACTCGTCGCGCGCCTGCGCCAGCATCTCGGCCTGCTTCGACTGCGCCAACTCGGTGCGCTTGAGCGCGAGGTCGGCGAGCTTCTGCGCCTGCGACTGGGTGAGCCCCAGTTCCTTGGCGGTGGCCTTGATGTCGTCCGCCAGCCCGGTGTCGAGCGCCTTGCCTTCCTCGAGCGCGAAGTCGGCGTATTGCTCGGGCACCTGCTCCTCGGCTTTCGCTTCGGTCTGCTGGCCTTCGCCCTGCTGTTGCTGCTGCTGCTCTTGGACCGGCTGGACCGCCGGGGCTTGCGCCTTGGGTGCGACCTGGCCGGCCTCGGTCGATGCGGGCGCCTCAGTGATCGTTGTCGGCTGATCCGTCATCATCGTTTCCTGCGTCATGCTTTTGCTCCTCGAGCATTGCGGTGTACTTCTCTGGGCAAGCGTCGTGGATCTGTGCCATCAGCATCAGCCCGACATTGCGCTGCCCTTCGAGAAAGAACGTTTCTGAGTTTCCGGTGAAGCTGGACCGAAACACCCCGGTGCGTTCCAGCAGGCGCCACATGATCCGGCGCCCGCGCTTGTCATCCATCAGCCACTTGAAGTCGTCCCGGTCGCGCTGCGAAACGAAACGCGCGTGCTGCTCGGCTTTGGCTTTCTTGCGCTCCTGGCCGCGCAGATCGAGAGGATCAAAATGACTCATGGGCGCACGGTATCGCGCAGCCCGCAAACCACGCGCACCCCTCACAGGGCAGAAGAGGGCGAGGCGCAGACAGCACAACGCCCGGCATTGCCGGGCGCTGTCTGCCGATTGTCTCGGCGGCCTGGATCCTGCCAGGTCAGACGCTCGACGATTGGCGAGTAGCGCGCCGCACCCACCGCAGCACCGCCCACGCCGACACCGTGAGCGCGAGCACCCAGGCCGATGCGACGAGCTGCCACGCAGTGATCGGCCGCGCCTGCACTTGCGCGTGCGCAACGAGGTGGCCGGGGTAGCCACCGAGCGCGTGCGTCCAGTGCCGCAGCGGGGCGTCGGGCTCGTAGCGCGTTACCGTGCCGTCCACGGCCTCGTGCCACACGTGCATCAGCGGCCCGCGCCTGGACCCCGCCGCGACGAACCGCCCGCCCTGGTCGGCGAGCAGGTCCATCGTGATGGTGACGCAGTTCGCTCTCATGCCGGGCGCGCGAGGGGGGTTAGCTTCCCATGTCACGACAAATCCTGACGAGGTGGTTCGGCTCATACCTCCACGCCTCGCTCCACCCTAGTGCCGCTGCAATCGCCTCGCTGCAAAACCACCCGCTCCGCGAGTCCGAAATGAACGGCAGCACGAAGCGGAGGTTTCCCGCGAGATCGTATGGCTCGCCGTCATGTGCGAGAAACCACGCCCGTGCCTGTGCAGCGTCCGCCCACGGTAGTTCGTAGAAATGCCAGCGTGACGCGTTGAATGCGATGGGTTTGCAGCGCACGCCGCCGTCCATCCACGAGGCGCTCCACGACTCGACCAGCTCGCCGCGCTCGACCGCATCGCGCTCGGCAAACACCATCTCGACATGCGAGTACGGACCGCGCCCCACGATCCGCACGGCCCTGTTGTAGAGTCCAGGCAGGCCGGGGCGGGTGCCGTGGTACGCAGCCAGGATCACAGCGTCACCATCATTGCGAACGCTGCGTCGATCTGCTCATCAGACAGACCGAACGCCGCAGCGACCACCAGCAGCTCCTGGTTCGTCCGCTCAAAATATTGACTCTCGTCGTACCAGTCGATGGGGTCGAGATCGGCGGAGTCGTCGGGATCAAGCGCAGCCCGCCAAGCCGTCACCGGGCTGCGCAGCCCGAGCCGAGTCAGCCCCTGTAGGAACTGCCT